TTAACTTCAACATTAACAACATCACCAACCTTTATTTGGCTTATATTATTATGTCCTACTTTAATTCTAAGTTTTTTATTGTCGCTTTTATGTAGAATAAGAAGTTCCTTTGCTCTCGTATCAACTTCTTCTTGAGTCGTTAGTTTTCTTTCAAAGACCTTGAGTGTTTTTCTTCCTACCTTTTTTACGCTTCTTAGGTCTTGTTTCTTAGATTTGTGGGATTTACCATTGACTATGATTTCATTGTATTCTTCAAAGGTACTATCCAATACTTCGTATTCATATATTCTAATGTCGCCATTATCACTAATCAGTAAATCATTGTAGAATCCAGACGAGTCCTTTGGTTTTATTTCAAGGGTTTCATTCTTTTGCGTTAAAGTCTGTTCTTTCTTTCTTAACAAGAAGTTGATTGCTTCAAAGATACTGATGCCGTCAAAGTTAGGAGCAACGAAAAGAGGATAGGTTTCTTTTGTAATAGTAAATGGTGTGTCTTGTTCTTCAAGTAATTCTTCTATGAGGTCGTCTGCTTCTTGACAAATACTAACAACAGAACCAATCATGGCTCTTTTTGAATTAGTATCAATCGGTGACTCTCCGCCAACTGTAATTGAAGTTATTTCTGAAACGGAAATAACTCCCTTTGTTTCTTTAATTGAAGACAAAGTAATAAATTTCTGGTAAGTAGAAATATTAGTGTAAGTCAATTCACTAGAAAATACGCTATCACCATCACTAATACAATATTTGCTATCTTTATTTTCTAATAAAGTATCTAAGGAAGAAGTAGTCACAATAGTTTCGGTATCGGAAGATAAGTTTTCAATATCAACTGCTACATACATAGAAAGAATTCCTTCATTATCTCCTTCTAAATCTCTATCCCCTTTAGCATTCTGTAATTGATATGAGTTTATATTAGAATACATTTTATCTTCATATGGCATTTTAGTATATGCAGAAGAGAGCGTATTTAATTGTATTTTATTGGGGCTAAAATCATATGTGCAAGTATGATTAGGTTGAAGAATACGGAAATGGTCAGAAGTTAATGCTCTATCGGTGACGATAATATGCCTTCCTGTGCCACTGTTATTATATGCGTGGTCTATTTCATGAGAAATAACATAGGCCAAAATAGCAGGATTGACATTGTTTAGCCCCTTTGTTGCATTCATGGCTACATCTCCTTGTGTACCATCAACCTCACTATAAACTCCTTGAGTTGATGCTAAATAAGTACCTGTTAAATCAACAAATTTTAACCATGTATATTGTCCAGTTTCTTCAAAACCATATCTATAAATATCCGATGCACCAATGGCTTTATCTGTGGAAATATAATTATCACCTGTGACTACTTTTAGTTTAGGTTTAAATGCAAGCATTACACCATCGGCAGTTCTTGAGTAAGTAATGTTAGAAGAAGATTCATTTGTTTCTTTGTTGGCAAATTTCTCATTTAGAGCGTAGCCTAGAATACTTAATTTTGTTCCCGTATTATCTTCAAACTTTGTAATGCCTGTAATATGTGCTCCTACCATACCCGAAGCCGCTAATGAACTTCCATCTTCTATTGAAAATCTATCTAAGAATACAGGCAGCCAAGATTTAAGATAAAGTTGATTATTTGCGGCGGCTCCACCTGCTCCAAAAGTTCCAATACCATCAATTATTTTTAGCAAATGAGAAGGATGATGTGAAGCAACATCGCTTACACTTCCTAAAGGAGTACCTGCGTGTAAATCAATAGGTGCATAGGTATTGTGTTGTTTTGTTGCATCACTAGAAGCATTTCCTAAAGTGGAGCCATATTTAGTATTAAATTCTTCTGTATTAGCATGACCACTACCCCCACTACCACCATATCCATCACTCGTACCGCCAGCGTTTTCTGCATGATTTATTACTGCACTTCTAAGCATATGTATTTCTTTGTCAAATGCAACAAATGTATCAGTAGAACCATGACCCATAAGATGTGATTTAAATTCATCATCAGCAACAGTGACTTTTAATCCAGCACCAGAGAAGTATGCATTTCCCTTTGTTTTATATGCGGCATCTGATGTGGTTATTACTGTATCTGAACCAACTGTTGCACTTGAGCCAACAGTCCCAATATATCTACCTTCATCATCTAAAATGTAGTCGCCATTAGCGATTGTAATAGTACCGCTCATTGTGATTGTGCTTCCGCTTATACTCGCTATTGTTCCTAAGTTATCTATATTCAAGTGAGGATAAAAGAATCTAGGAAGGGTTTTATTACCATCGGGAGGATTTTCTGGGTCAAATTGATTAAATACCCAATCAAAACAAAGTTCTGTTAGTCGCATCATTCCAAATCTAGTTAAACTAGACAGTGTTTTTTCGCTAGAGAGAATAGATGAAGAAGAATAATTTCCATCTTTAAAGGAAATTGTTTTTGTATTTACTCCTGTATTGTCCTTAGCATCCGAGTTTTCAATCACAGAAGCATCAGTTAATGCTAAAATATTATATTTAGAAATATCTCTAGTTTGTCCAGAATACAATAGGCTATCCTTTCTTGTCGAAGAATACGGTCTTAGGTCTGAATTAACAAACAAAAACATTCTTGCGACTTTTGGGTCAGGTTGTTTTAAAATATCTTGAGTGACATACGGGGATTTTAATTCACTTGTGCTTGTATATGGGTCTGGTGGTAGAAGATATATTTCATAAGAGCCCGATGCTTTATGAATTAAAGTATCAAAGAACTTAGAACCACTTGGCGGAACATATCCTCTAGTTTGTAATAAGGTATGTGGTCTTGCAACATTATCCATTTTATCTACGCCGGTTATGTTATTGACTATGCCACTATCAATGTAAAATGCTGGATTGAATTTATATGTAGAAGCATAATAGGGTATCTTTGCAACTATGCTTTCATAATAATTAAGGTCGGCAAATGCAGCATAGTTGGTCTTCTTTGGTGTATTGTGGCTAACAATTCCTTTTTCCATATTAATTATTCTATAATATTGGCTACCTGCTCTATCTGATAAAGTTAAGGCAAAGGTTCCAGAATTAAAGTAAGTAGGAAAATCTAATACATTGTAGGCTCCATCATCACTTGAAGATGCGCTTCTGCTTGGGTGTAATGGTGCTATAACTTTACCACCATGTAAGTGTGCGCCATTTAATAAAGAAAGTTCATGTGTTAATTTATTTGTTTCATTGGTGGTAGAATCACCAGCAAGAGTAGAAATTGCTGAACCATTATCAGCCGCAGACAAGTCCCTATCTACATAAATTCTTATATTGGTGTTTCCTCCAAAATAATTGGCTTGAACTATTTTTCCAACAAAGGCTGTTCCTATGTATAATGGCTTTCCATGAAAGTTTCTTGCGGCTACGGCAGTAGATAAAACAGTAGTAGTTTGGGTGACAACATATCTATCTCCTGCGCTAACTGCCGCAGTTAATGTACCCAAAGAAGTTAAAGTAGTATCTTGTGTATTTGCAAAATTAACATCAACTCTTCCTAATGTTAATGGAATGTGTGGAGCAATTTCAATAACTTGGTTTCCTTCGACTTCTTGAACGGAAAGAATGTTAAAATCAATGAGTGTATTAACTGTGTCGAAAGTTGAATATGATTTACTTGAAGCATTATCATCTAACCTTGCTTGGAAAAGATTGTCCGATTTTATGTTCTTCGCTTCACTTAAGTAATATCCTCTTGATTTTGGATTGGTAGTATTTATAGAAGATGGTGGAAGAGAAACAATTTCTTCTCCATTAACTAATGTAGTGCCACTTTCAAAGAAAAGACCTTTATTTGCAGTACCATAAAGACTAGTAGCAGAAGAAACAAATGCATTAGAAGATAGTGCTTTATTGAATACAGTATATTTAGTTGATGTTTTATACGCCGCTTTAGCACTAACTTCCCCTTTACAGGTAGTAGTAAATGAAAAGGAAGTTCCTGTTCCACCGGATGACACTTCTCCGAGATATACCATTGAACCGCTATTTGTCTTAGCAAATATTTTATCCCCAGTGACTAATGTAGTGCTACCGCTTAAAGTTAAAGTATTATTTGTAAAGACAGTTGTTGCGTTTGTTCCTAATGCTGTGACTTTGTTATATGGGCTGTCCGTTGAATATACAATATCCTTTGAAAATAATGCATTTTTTTCTATAATTGGGTCAAGTAATTCTTTGAGTTTATCAGCACCATTAATGCTCATAACAGTAGCCCCTCCATCAATCTTTTCTTGTTTGAGGTTTGTAATCCTACCATTTAATTTTTCATTGTAAATCATATATTGTCCAGTCATTTTGTCTAATGCTGTCTTAGTATCATAACCTTGATTAAATAGAGATATAGTCAATAATCCAGTTTGAGAAACATACGAAGTGACTGTTGCTTCTAATTGGGAGAACTCATTACTGATTAAAGAAACAGATAAACTGTCTTGCCTACCATCAATCATTTTCATTCCTGTCAAAAGAGTACCGTCTGTTGTATTCCATGCTCTTCTGTAAATTATTGTGTCTTCTGCAATACTTGTTAAAGAAGTTGAATGGGAAAAAGAGGCTTCCGTTTCCAAACGACTATATTTCCTAAATCTAATTGAGGATGCAAAAATATCAAGAGCAATCATAACTCTTGAGTTAATCAAAACTTCATCCCCAGCATTAATATAATCTCTTAAATCAACAGAAGTTTTGATAGCGTATAAAGATTGATTACTAACATTTTCAGAAGTAAATGAATCTATCGTTGCTCCGAAAGAAACCCAATCATTAAAGTCACCTCTATGAATCATCTGCCTTATCCGCAAGGCATCATAGTTGTTTATTTTCTTTGATAGGATACGATAAGGGTCGGAGATTTGTAAATCAACATAACTCGCTTTATCACCAATAGATTCTTGAACTTCTAAATCAATAACATTAATATTAGAATTGTTTTTGGTCGGGGAATAATCATAATGTAAATATCTTTTTGGTCCTCTTGTGACATAAACACCTGTTGAAGTCACATTGTCATCTGTATCTCTTACAGCATTAGGAGCAAACAAATCATAATCAGCATCGTTTTGTGTTGCTAATGTAATACCTTCGTTGCTAACATAAGTTGCTATTGCATCCTTAGTTCTAAGAACATCTGTTATAGAAGCATTTAAAGAATACTTACTGTAATCTATTACTTTCTGTGCATAATCTGTAACTGTCACAAATGTGACTTTTTCTGCACCATCCATCGTGACGCTAGAACCATCACCAAATTTTTCCATTCTAGCAAAGTATTTTGTATTGTGGTCTAATTGATTCTTTTTATCTAACGAATCATTAACAAACCAAAAGTGGGGTCTTGCCACTTGTAATGTATTCTGCAATTCTAATTTAATACCTGCTGAAAAAGCAACCCCTTTAGAAGAAATTGCTGGTCCTTTGAATAACTTGAACTTAGTTCCTTGTGCTATTTCGTTTCCTAACTTTGGTTCAAAATCAAAAGAATCTCCTAATGCATCGCTCGTTTTAATTTCTGTAATTCTAGCAAAGTGGTGTTTAAGATGGTTGTCGGAATGAACTAAAACAAAGTAGTAGTAATCATCTATTGTAGATGCTATGGATGATAAGTCCTTTCCCACTGAAGAAACAGTATCGAAACAATGAATGTTGAATCCTTTTGTTACTGATAGATTTTCATATTCTGCTTGTAATGTAGCACTACTCACTATTTCATTTATGACAGTTTCTTCGCTATCATCTGTGTATATAGCGGAATATAATACATCCGTTCCTGCACTAAATGTTGATTGTGTAGTCATTTTGGGATTTGTAGGCACATCAAAATTATATGCGCTAGTGGAGCCAGTTGCGAATAAATCTAAACTCATAAGTCCACCTCTTCAAATCTAAAGTAAAATAATGTATCGTTGTAATTAGGATGCAAAGAATTAATAGATGGGAACCTTCTACGAATAACAGATGTTAAACACATCTCATGCATTTCCCCCATAAATTGTTTATTTGTAAATGCTGAATCTACTCCTGTTGCACCACCACCCGTTGCACCAATAAATAAATCTTCATCCTCAAATGAAAATGTGCCAGACTGTGCGTGAGTTCCAGTCTTAACCAATAAACCATTAAGGTAGATATTTAATTCTTTAGCAGTTTCATCATAGGTGCAAGCGATATGAAATGAATTTTCAACATAGGTTGGGTCGAGATAAGTGCGCTTAAAAATTTGAGTTGTATTTGGCAAATCCCCTTCATAATTAGCAAACAGCGTGAGGGTATTAGCCGAGGCACTGACGCTAGCCACAGTGCCAATAGAGGTGTATGTAAAGCCATTTCTGACGAAGAGTTCTTGACCTCTTTGTGCGGGTGCGTTGGCATCAGTTGAAAAGGTCGTGACTGGCAAGACATTACTACCCGAAGAAAAGCCACTTCCCCGTATAGCAGTGCATAATTCATATTCTACTCTTCCTTCCTCATTTAATCCAGTAGCCGTTAATTCACCTATACTTGAATAAACCCAAGACCTTGTATTAGTTGGAAGAATAACAGGAGCAGTGGTCAAAAATTCTTGAACTGCCCCATTACTCAATTTAATACCAACTAGAATATGATATTCTGCTGGTTGATTGTGAGTACGAACTGTTCCATTTTTTAAAGAAATATAGAAATTAGTGCTGGAAAAAATTCTCATTTCGTGCGAAACTCTATTTGAGCCAGATAAATATAGATTACTTTGGTAGTTGGTCAAGGTGCTTTCATTTACATTATTAGGCATAATTTTCTTTGATGCAGTTAATGTTCTTCCGTCCAATTCTAAATCGGAAGCCCCGTTAATATCATAAGGAGTCACAATAGCCTCAAAAGTAAAGTCACCGCTATGTGACCAAACACCATAACCAATATCATCTGCTGAATTTGGAACATTATCTGAGTAATCAATCTTAACAAATCCGTTGCACATAACAGGGAACACTAATGCTCTTTGTTTTCCTGTTAATACATCGTACATTTAATCACCTCAAGGAACAACGCTGGCAACTTCAAATTCTAAAGTAAAAGATAAATCAAATGCTTCTGCTTCAAAATTGGTTGTAAAACTTCTAACGAATCCTGTGAGTCCTAAATCAGTTGAAGTGTCTGGAAATGTTGAAAATGGAGTGGGAACACCTTTATTATCTTTTGAATTTGCACCACCCCTTGAGCCAAATGTCAGTGGAATCAGAACACCCGTACTTCTATCATTTGTATCTATTCCTGCTCTTGCCGCATAGTTGCTATCAACAAATGATGGCATTAAAATAACTAATTCAGAAAAGGCTTGGTTTTTAGCAAAACCTGTCGAATCAACACCCGCCGCTATCATTTGAGCAACTTCGTGCGCTGTAAATGTTAATGTGGTATTTACTCCACCAATTGTTTTGGTAATTGAAGTATCAGTAATTGTACCGCTTAAAGAAATACCCTTCGTTGCCATTCCTAAATCCAAAGCCGCAGTAATTGATTCACCTGCCGCTACACCGGATAATGGAACAGGGAATGCTGGAATTGTTTTAGTCACACTAATTCCAACACTTGAAACATCTAAAGGAATAGTATTAACTGATAAGTTAGTACCTTTATATGCTTGAGTTTTTAAATATACATAAGTCATATTATCATCTCAGTGTTCTTGTGGCCCCAGTTCGGTTCATCTTATTGTTAATCATGTTTCCTAACTCATTAGCAATACGACGCATTTCTGCTTTGGAAGTATCTTTGGCGTTAATTGTAATATGTATGTTAGTATTTCCTACCATGTTTCTCGATTGAGCATTACTGAATACTTTATCGCCTCTATTTAATCTAACTAGTTCTGGCCCTAATTCTCCCACTAATGCCATTCCTCCACTCGAAGTTCCACCGTTAGCAAACTTTGGTAATGCACTTAACATTCCACTTTTATATGAATCTCTAATTGTTTGTTCGATTCCTTTTTCTGTAAAACTCTTTTTGATAGCATTATACTTATCCCTTCCTGCTTGGACTTTTTCTTTAACTTTTTCTCCTGTAAGGAAGTTATACAGTTTCATGGCTAAATCTATTATTTTCTCGGCTGTTGTTTTCATCCAAGCCCTTGCTTTTTCTTTCTTTTCTCCGAAACTATAAAAGTCTTTGAGGATTTGATATGCTTCTATAACTTTATCAACAATTCCATCTTTGATATAAATAATAGCATTATAAGCATCGTTGAATACTGTATATACCATATTAAATATGTCATATATTGTATCTTCTATGTTTTGGTAATAGTCACCAAACTTATTATCTAACCATCTAGCCACCGTATAAAGTGCGGC